GGACATCGATGTGAACCGTGGCGGCGACGTCGTGCTCGGAGGCGATCCCGACAGCCAGCTCAGCACCGAGGGAGACCTGGCTGGCAAGATCCTTTTCGGTCGCGATTCCGACGACCAGGTGGACATCGATGTGGATAGTGGCGGCGAAGTCACGCTCGGAGGCTACCCCGACAATGATTTCGTTTTCCGCAGCGAGATAAACGAACCTCCTGCGCGGCCGATCATATGCCGACGTCGAGCGCTGCTGCGTGCGAGATGCTACCGCTCCGAGGCGGAAATACGATGTCGGTCCATATCGCACGATCCACTATCCTATTTCGCGAAACGTGATTCGTGCATGCACTTTAGAAGTGCTGATGGCTTCCATGAGTCGCAAGCCGAACGCCGCTCCAGGCGAGAAAATCGGCCGCTCCTCGGGGAGTGGAGTATACTCCCATCCGGCCTGGTTGCTATCTCCGCGGCGGCCGAACGCATTTACGTCCGCTTGATACGACGTTGGTTCAACCGTCAAATCAGCGAGCCAAGCCGAATAGTTTGATGACAGGTTTTCAGTGCCCTTCGGGGTAAGGGACGTTCCCGCGGGGCTTCCCTCAGTCGCCACGCGAACTATCTCACAGACTAATTTCTCGTTCGTGAGGACATCGAGTACGGTGACATCGGCACTTAAAATCTCGATCACTAACGCCGGATCTACGTTGCAATACAACAATGTCTGTGGTGACGCGACCCCTGTGATCGTGGCTTGAGCAATGTAGACGCCCTGCATTATATCACCCGTCTCTTTCTACTGATGAGTAGCGTTTGTGCCGCGGCCGCCACGTGCTGCACCGCGCCTTTGTCTCTTCCAGAGCCCTGCGGAAATGCACCTGCCCACACATTGCCGACATCCAATGGTGCCCAGTAAGTGAATCGATTGGCAAATGTGTTCGCACCAGAAAAAGCGAACACATTACCGCTCAGTGACTCGTTGTCCAGCATGGGCAAAAGAATGTTCTCGCCCAGATTGTATTTGGTGGTCGCGTCACTGACGCAGTTGCCGTCCATGACGATAGCGCTGCGCGTCGTCCCGCTGATTTCGATCCCATCGCCACCGGCTCCGTTAAATCCTTGGATTAAATTATTCGCTACCAGTGCCGGAGGATCGCCAGTGCCCACCACGAGGTAGATTCCGCGACCAGTCCCGTTAGGACCAAAGATCGAATTATGTGTGATTGAGGCGTCCTGGGTAATTACGCTAACGCATCCGATCCCAGAAGCGGCCGATCCTGACGCGAGCGAAATGATGTTGCGGTGGATGTTCGCGCCAGTCCCTGGGACGCTGATACCATATCCACCCAGCTTAAGAGTCGACCCATCCACGATCCAATTGTCAGTGATTAGATCATGCTCGTGATCGGACAGAATCGCAGTCTGATCGATTTCCGTGAACCCGCAGGCGACGCAAAAATGCGGGTACGAATTGGCTAACTGATAACCGTAGTAGGCGTCCCGGATGGTACAACGGAACAAACCACTATGTTTGTCGAGCTGGACACAGGGCTGACCGGCGCCGGTATTTGAATTTGATAGATCGAGGTCGCACAGGTAAACGCCTTCGACCACCGCCGAATTGATGAAGGACGCTCCATTGCAGTTAATCGCTGCCCTACCGCCGTCGCCGGCGGTCGTCGTATAGCCCTCGATGATCAACGGTGCGGCCTGGGTGCCACCACCCGACGAGTACGTCGTGAAACTCAAGGCGGCGGAATTCGTGCCGGAACTGGCACAATTGATTCGATCGCCATTCGTGGCGTCCCGCGTGATGGTGTTTAGAGCTTTCTGGATCGTGAGCCATGGATTACCAGAGGTACCATTTCCGGTGGTATCGTTCCCAGTTGCCAGATTAACGTAATATTCCGTGACGGCGCCCATAACGCTTCATCGTCGATCAGGATTTATGGCTCAGTGGCTTCAAACCAATTGGCGTTGAAATTGGCCGTGACGTCGGCACCAGACGCGGTGGTGACGAAATCATGGAAAGTCAATGGGATGATGTTGGCATCCGTCCCTGCGGTCGTGTCAGGATCATAGCCGACGATTAGTCTGGTGATAGACGCACCTCCGGCTAATGCCAGCCAAATTTGATTAGGTAGATCGAGTACATATTTATCGTTGGCATCGTCCGGTGCTGGTAATGCCGCCAAATCACTGTCGGTCAGAACCTTGCGAGCATAGCTCGCATGCACAACTTCCGCGAAACCGGCATCGGCCTCGATCGCCGCCAGAGTATCGAGATCACGCAAAGTCGCGTCTGTCCCGGCACCCGTGAAAAGACAGAGTACCAGGGCCGAGTTGGCCGGATCATTGGATTTGACTCGATTGTAGAATTCACCGACACGGCCCTTGGCAATATTAAACACGCCATTCATTGCAGATGCTCCTTTGATTAGTGATGTTTCAAATCATGTCGGCCAGCGGATGACCACTTCGTCCACCGCGTCACGCACATTCTGCGGTCCACGGACACCAGCGTCGCGCACGACCCACTCGCACCGACCGTTGCAGCAATTATCCAAGGCGGCCAGCCTTTCGGCCGCGTCGCTCGCGCCAGTCGGGGTCGGAAAACACTTTTCAAAAGCCAATAGCGCCAGCTCAAAGATTTTGTCCCACGGAATGTTCATCCGTCCACCTTATCATTCTCACTGGTCTGATCGAACACAAGTTTGGCAAGCGCGTCGCTGAGCGAGACGGTCCGCACGGCGTACGCACCGTACGAGGCGATCGCACCGGACACAAACGATTCCTCATCGTAGCCGAAACCGTCGCCGTCCCAACTTGCTCCCCACGAATTCTGATATTCCAACTTCCAGCGTGAGCCGCTGGGCTCGGCGGCCACGGCGATAATCGCGTGCGACGCTCGCCCGTAGTACACGCAGAATCCGCGGAACAGCGCCGTAAGAAATCCATCCATGCCGCGGATATCGAAAATCTCATCGGGCACAATCCTGAAATGTTTTGCCGTGTCCTCCCAACCTGATGGGAAGGCCGAATAGAATCCCGTTTCCGGCATCGTGTGTGCCGGATTCAGCCCAATCGATTCCAGCTTGTCTCGCATGGCGTTCGTCGGCAACGCTCCGCGCGTCGACAGCTCGCGAATATTGTCGTTTAGCGTCGATCCCGATTGCGGACTGCGTCCGACGCGTTTGTACAGGCTGATGGCCGACAGTTCGAACCAGATACGTTGGCCGAATTGTGCCACCGCGGCATTCTCCCAGGCACTGGTTCCCGAGTTCGATGCGCAGGAACCCTCCTGCCCCTGGTTTTTGATTTTTTGCACCGTCCACCGCTGGCTCGGCTCATATTGATCGTAGAGCTGCCGCAGCTCAGCCCGCGGAATGACCTCGATCGAGTCCTCGAAAATCGGCGTGTCGTCACCCAGCCGATTGCTACGCGGCAATGCACCGTGACCAGGTACGTTCAGCCTGCGGCTGCGCTTGGAATTACTCATCGATGCTCCCGGACCAGCTTTCGAATCGATTCGTAATCCGTCGGCAGCGGACCTTGCCAGGCAATATCGCCTTGTCCGTTGGCCAGAATCAGCCACGGCAAGTCCTTGGCCTGCTGCGAGTAGGGACGTAGCTTCGGGTCCTGCGTGTCGTCGTCCACGTGCAGCACTCGGATTGTGTCGGGAGGTGCCTGAGTCAACTGAGATAAGAGCGCGTTGAGCGCCGTCGTCGTGTCGGCCGTTTCGCGGACGGTGATCAAATATTCCGCCTTGATTTTCGGAACGTCATCGTCGTCGTCATCGTCATCGTCATCACCATCAGGGTCACCGCCCGCGATGACGAATGTTGACGCAAATACTTGCCGATCGAGCTGCCGCTTGTCCCAGTCGATCTTGAGCGACTTGCACTGGATCAGGTATCTCCCGGGCACGGCATCGAACACCAGCGTCGGTTCGAATTCGCCGCTCAGGATTTTGACGCCGGCGGGCACGGACCACGTGTAATCGTCGGCTCCGGCGGTCACTTGAATCGTCGCTGGCAAGCGGGTCAACACGATCTCGTGGGAACTGACCGCCTCAATTTCGGACAGGCCGGCAATCAGCGCGACAATCCATGAAATCCACGGCGACACTAGTGTGAGTCCCTTGGGAACCTGTTGTCTGCACGCCAGACGCGAAAAAAGTCGCCCCCGGAGCCTGTGGAGAAATGAGGAGAAACGTGTGGAGGTCCGGGGACGACCGCAGCGCCAACTTCAGCTTACTGACATCACCTGACCACGACCACACCATTTCCGGAGCAACGGTAAGCACCGACGAGACTCCCCCCAAAAAAATAGCAAGCCGACGACCCCCAGAAACGTCAGCTCATCCGCGCCAATTTCAGGGACCGCCACACTCGCATACCGCGTGTCTTCCGACAGATCGCCGATGAACGTGAACAGTGCCGCATTCCAGTCGGCGAACAGCGCATCGGGCGCAATCATTGGCGTCGCACCCTCGGCAAACATACTGAACGTGACTTCACCCAGGTCGGAGTAGTTGCGGATCGACGGGGCAATCGACACACCGCCGATTTCCACGTGCGGCGTCTGCGACACGAACTCGAGTACGCCCGCGTAATCGTTCCCGCCCCAGCTGAGCATGTAATCGATATCGGTTGTGTCGTCATGCGTCGTCAGCGTACCGGTGAGCGGATAGGTATCGGTGTGCAGCAGGTCCGGCACGACCTGCGACCCGGCATAGAGTTCGGCCAGGTTGTAGACAGTTTCGGCTCGCGACGTCATAGACATCGCGCACACACAAGCCGCCAGAGCGACCGAGGCCAGCAGTGATTTCGTCAGCATTAGCGTTCTCCCATGGATTAAAGTTCAGTCTGCGGATGACGCTCCGCCGCGCATCATCGTAACGTCACTGGGTTGGAAATCCACGCCGCAGGTCTGTGGTCGTTCTCGACCACACGTTTTCGCGACCGAGCAGCCAACCACTTTTGAAGACAATACGCGCGGACTTCGGCAACAGTCGGGCGGGCCGACTTGCCACCCGTCATCCCGCCGCCAGCCTTTCCAGGTCCGCGGCCAGTTTTTGACGGGCTCTCTCCTCGTCGAAATCTGATCGTAGCCTGATGCTCGGGGCGACGATCCGGATCGGCAGGTTCGCCTCGAGTGCCAACCTGGTGATCGCCTCGCACGCCTCTCTGGTTGGACATTCCTTCAGCAGCACCCGCAACTGCTGCTCACCGCCGAGGCTCTCTGCTAGGACCACACGCAGATACGCGCAGGGGGCCCTGGGATGGACGGAGACGCACCGGACAGCGTTGATGGCTGATCTGACCTGCGGGGCTATCTGGCGGCCTCTGGCGACCAGCCAGGCCAGTTGCGTGACAAATCTGACGTCCTGTCCTGGCGGCACGCGTCCCAGCTCCCTCAGGAAGTCCGCCGTCAGGTCAAGCCACACTGACGAAAAATCTCTGGTCAAACTGGTCAAGCTGGGCTGCGTATCAGCGCTGTGGCTAGCTACGGTTTGACTCTTGACCAAATAGACTTGACTTGACTTGACTTGACTTGACTTGATAGTAGGTTCCCCTGAGGACGTTCCTATAGGAGGCTCCTTAGAGGAGGTTCCTATAGTAGCCTCCTTAGGAGCTTTTCCAGAAATTTCCGCTAGACGTTTGTCGCCATTCGATTGGCAATCTGGGCGATCTGCGGTAATAGAAGCGAAAACGGTATTCCCAGCCGCCCCAGAAATTTCCACTAGACGTTTCTCGCCGTTCGATTGGCAATCTGGACGATCTGGGGTAATAGAAGCGAAAACGGTATTCCCAGCCGCCGCGTGGTCATTAAAATTCGCCGCGGACTCACTACTGCACTCAGTACTGAGTACTGAGTACTGATTACTGAGCCGTCCACCGGCCGCGGCGGCCATCGATCCCCTTTGCGAGTTGTCCGCCGCGGCCTCTTTGCGGTTCGACGGCTCCCCGTTCGCGAACTGCCGTCCGTGCCTGGCCAGGATGCCTCGCACCCAGTTCGGGCAGTGCACGTGCCAATCGTGAATCACCAGCCGGTGGAGTTCGTGCTCGTCCAGGTAGCCCGAGGCGACTAGCGCCGCCACCAGCTCGTCGGGATCGCCCGACCAGTCGCACATGATGGCGATTTCCTCGTTCGTGAATTTCCCCACGTCTCCCGCCGGGCAATCGTGCGCGGCCGAGTACCACAGGCACTCCAGCAGCCCCACAATTCCGCGTTTCGATTCTCCCAGCCGCCGCATCAATCGGCGGAACTTCATCAGCTCCATGCCGCCAGCTTTCATGATCGTTTTTTCTCCCATTTCGCCCGTTTGTGTCGCTCTTGTTGCTCTTGTCGCTGCAATCGCCATGTGGGATCGGTGTCGCTGTAATCGCCGTCGTCCTCGACCTCAAACAGGATCTTGCACACCGGACAGAAATACCTGTCGCCAGCGACGTGCTCGATCTTCTTTCGTCCGCACCGAATGCAGCGTGCACTGATCATTCTTTGACTTTCTTAACTTTTTCGCAGTTCACAACGTCCTCAGTGGTCACGGTCAGCGCAAAGTATTGTCCGACTACCTCTGCCACATATCGCTCCCCGAATTCCTTCTGATGCGCTATCACGGCTTCATCACGTTTGGCCAGCGCGTCGTGCACCAATTCGTCCCATTCCGCCTTTGCTGCTGCCCGTTTGGCTTTCACCTCCAGGTACTTTTTGACCGCGCGATCGATCTCCGGAATCCGCACGTTGCCAATCTCGGTGCCATCCGCGTCCTGCAGCCGGAGCTGATCCACATCTTCTGGTGCCGTCTGTTTCTGCCGCACGTCGCTACGTCGCTTAGCCATTTGATATCTCCTCAAAACGGTAACAACACTTGCCCGTCGCACAACGAAAACGACGGATCGATTTTTCGCAGGCATTCACGCTGACGCTTCGTGATCTGCTCCTCCCAGCCCAGAAGGGTGCAGGCCATTTTGGCCAGGGCGAACGATTCGAACTCATGTTCGGAACCGAAGCTGACTCCCCACTTCTTGATCAGCGCCCCCACGATCGCCGACTTATCCGCGCGGCCGTCGTTGGTGATGAATTTCTTCAGCGTGCTGGGGTAGACCTCGATGACTCGCCGCACGTAGCTCGTGCCGGCCAGGTCCGCGTACAGAATGCCCATCAGCTCGTCGCGATCACGCCGGCCAAATGAGCTGTCTCGCGCCTTGCCGCCCAGCAGCGGGTGGGCCTCGACCAGCACCAGCGACGGCCGCCAGCAGTCGAGGAACTCGAACACCGAATGCACCAGCACGTTATACCGAGCCACGCGCTGCGTCGGATCGTCATGATCCTTGACGGGTGCTGATCGTTTGTGGCTGGACTGCGTCTGGCCAGATTGGGTGATGACGCACAGGCCGAGGTGAGAGAGTCCGGGATCAATCCCGGCTACACACGGCTCGAGTTCCAGCGTCCCTGCCACTCCGCATTCTCCTATCTCTTCAGCTTCGCGGTCTGCGCACGGACGCGGATGCAGTCCACGGTTTTGCCGCCGATCTCCGTTTCGCTGGGATAGAGGGTGATCTTGCGGCCGCACCACTTCGCCACATCATTGCCGTACATTTCGTAGATTCTGGAGCCGTTGGTTTTGTTCAGCAACAAACCCTTTTCGTATTCGTGAAAGTACAGGACGATCCGCCGTTGCTTTTCCGTACTCTCGTATTTCGTCACTTCGACGATTGCCGCGCCTTTGATGGTGACGGTCCGCTCCTGGCCGCCCAGGTCGACAACCCGCAGGTCGTCGCGACCGTAGATGTCGGTGAAGTAGATTTCCTCGGGCGGCGTCCGTTCGTCAATCTCCGCCGCCGTCAACGCCTCGGCCTCGTCCAGCACCGGCCCACTTGCACTCGCAGTCTTGCGTTTCGCCATCTATCCCTCGTTTCCCGAGACTCAGTACTCAGTACTCAGTACTCAGTACTCAGTACTCAGTACTCAGTACTCAGTATGGGGCGAAAAATGGTTTCACAGTTGCACTAATTCCCCGTCCACCTCGATCTCCACCCCAGTTCGCATTCTGAACGGCAAGCGGAACTCGGGTGGATCGGACGGGCCTGGCCAGAAATCAAGCCGTCGACATTCGATGATCCGCTCGATGGCCGCCTGATATTCGCGCCGTCCCTGCGCGATGTCGTCTTCGTTCAGCACCGCGCAGCGTACCGAGTACGGCGGCATTGGCTCGGCGAAGATCAGCCAGAACGGCAACCATTCGCCAGCGAGGTCGCACCAGGCGTCCTGGTAAAACGCCGCCTGGCGATGGTAGCCCCAGCGCCAGATGGACCAGGCAATGCCGTCGTCGGTAATGTCGCTAGCCGTCTTAAAATCGGCCAGCAAGACACCCGGTTCCACCAGGTCGATGCGTCCTTTCAGCGTCGCAATCACTTTCCTCCCGCTACGAATCTTGCGGACCCAAGACACTTCCCTGTGTGCACTCCTGGTCAGCGGGCCGGCCACGGGATGATCTGCCAGCGCGGTGCAAACACCGACTAGCTGATCAAGCTCGGCCTGCGTGACCTGCTCCTTGCTGCCGTTACGAGCTTGCATCCCTGCCAGCTTTTCCTCCCAATCCCTGGTTCGTTTGGCCGAGCCAACCGACTCGACCGGCGCGCCCTTGGCCGTGCGGCATTCCGCGGCCAGGGCCGATTCGTCCAGCACCCAAAACCGTTTCAGCAGCGCCGCCGGCTCGAATTTGCCCATGTGGCAGAGCCGCCCTAGCCGCAGGGCCTGCGTATCGTCCTGAGGAATTTCCAAGCGCATCTTGTAGTGCGCCGGGCTGATCCGCAATGGACCGAGCGAACTGTTGTTGATCGCGTCCCAAGACAGGTAGGTGGAGAAGTCGATGTCGTGGTAGATGCCGCTTGTTGGTGCTCTCATTCTCTCATTCACTCAGGATCTCTCATTCACTCTGCATTCTTACATGGGGTGGTACCTGGTCGCGCAGTCACGTTGTGTGACTCTCATTCACTCTGCATTCTTACATGGGGTGGTACTGCTTTGGTCATGAGGCGAATAGCTCGGTCGTGCACTCTCATTCACCCTGCATTCTTACATGGGGTGGTACAGCCGCGCCATCGATGGCACCGGCGAGGACCTGACTCTCTCATTCACCCTGCATTCTTACATGGGGTGGTACTGTCACTATTCGGCCGGCCGTTGGTTGTGAGTAATCTCTCATTCACTCTGCATTCTTACATGGGGTGGTACTCGCGTGCTCGGCGGCGGCTTGCTGCGGCCTTTAGTCTCTCATTCACTCTGCATTCTTACATGGGGTGGTACGATGCAGTCTCGATCACTTTTGCCGAGGTGATACGCCTCTCATTCACTCTGCATTCTTACATGGGGTGGTACAATCCGATATTGAGTAGTCGGGTAATCGACCTGGCACCTCTCATTCACTCTGCATTCTTACATGGGGTGGTACCCGTGAGCGATTTAACGTTCGGCCGCATCTCCCTCTCTCATTCACTCTGCATTCTTACATGGGGTGGTACCGCAACCAGGCGACCAGGTTGTTCGCGACAGCCTCTCTCATTCACTCTGCATTCTTACATGGGGTGGTACACTGGCAACACACTCGCGTGTGAGCAGTCGGATGACTCCTCTCATTCACTCTGCATTCTTACATGGGGTGGTACTCCCCAGCCGCGGCCGCAACCGATGACATCCTCTCTCTCATTCACTCTGCATTCTTACATGGGGTGGTACAAATCCAGGCGCTCAAACATCCACAGTTCGTGGGCCTCTCATTCACTCTGCATTCTTACATGGGGTGGTACGCTGAAGCGCGGGAGGTGCATCATGGCCGGTGACTGCTCTCATTCACTCTGCATTCTTACATGGGGTGGTACGTAGATGTAGACCAACGCGCAACCCAAAGGGGCCTCACTCTCATTCACTCTGCATTCTTACATGGGGTGGTACGTGTCGGTCGAGGCTCTCCAAGAGCTGAGGCATGTCTCTCATTCACTCTGCATTCTTACATGGGGTGGTACCAAATGCTGAAGTGAGCGATGGCCGGTCTTGCTTCACTCTCATTCACTCTGCATTCTTACATGGGGTGGTACTCCCGGACCGGCGAGGGATTCGTGGGCAACAAGGACTCTCATTCACTCTGCATTCTTACATGGGGTGGTACGTTGAAGCCTTGCAAGAGCTCCGTCACGTCTCTCATTCACTCTGCATTCTTACATGGGGTGGTACGACCTAACGACCGAACCAACCGCGGCGATCTTCGCCGACTCTCATTCACTCTGCATTCTTACATGGGGTGGTACCTGTTCAGCATCGACGGAGTTCCGGCGAGTGCGACCTCTCATTCACTCTGCATTCTTACATGGGGTGGTACCTGGTCGCGCAGTCACGTTGTGTGACTGTCATCGCTCGCCCTCCTCGCCTCTCATTCACTCTGCATTCTTACATGGGGTGGTACACCGCCGCCCCAGATGCGGCCCCAGAAGTTGATTTCTCTCATTCACTCTGCATTCTTACATGGGGTGGTACGTGATACTCGTCAAGAGGTTGTAGCCGACTGCTCTCTCATTCACTCTGCATTCTTACATGGGGTGGTACACGTTGTCGGTGCAGCTCGTGGCCGACGTCAACTATCAACCGCTGGTCGAACCGCTGGCATTCGTGGGCGACTTCTCGCAGCCTCTCATTCACCCTGCATTTCTTGACTCTCATTCACCCTGCATTCTTACATGGGGTGGTACCCCGCGTTCGTAAGTCGTTGCTCAGCGTGCGGTGGGCGAAGGCCAAGGACTCTTTGAGTTCGGCGACTTGTTCCCGAAGCAGCGAATTCTCGGCCCGCAGACGATCGACTTCGTCTTGCAGTTGTTCCACTAGTTTCTCCGCGTCGTCGGCCCGCTGCTTGTGGCTCACGGTTTCCCGCGGCTTCCGTTCCGCGCGCTGCTTGACCTGGATTTCCGCGATCATGGTGGGCAAGCCCTTAGTCTGCCAATCTTCGCGATTGGGGAAATGGTCGAGCACCGCCTTAAGTGTCATGAATGTAGCCGCGGTGTCGTCCACATCGTGATCGAGTTCGTTGTACAGGTCGCGGTTTTCGGCAGCGCACCAGGCGCGGAATTCAGGATCGTCATGGACCTGCGCCAGCACGGTCATGCGTTCGAACAGCAGTTGAATCCCCCGTTTTTTCAGATCTCTTGCCAGGTTCAATTTCGTGCGCCAATTCTTGGTGGACATCTGTCAATCTCCTGATTACGGATCGATAGGTTCGATGTTCCTGACACAACGGTGCCGAACCACTGAGCACCGCCATGGCCGATTGCGTGACCAGCCGGTCACACAACAGGCACGACGTCGGAATTTGTCTCATCTCTTCCTCGCTCGTCAAAGCCATTATCGCGAACCTGCTCTCTCTTCCTGATCTCACACTTGATCCCGTATTGCTCGCACTTGCTCGCCAGCAGGGTGCCGAACTGGAAATAGTCCCACGCTGTCCGCGCGCCGACGTTGCCACGTCCCGTGAGGAAGCATCGCTCACGCCGCGTGTTCAACGGCTGGTGGTACACGATTTGGCCGCAGCGATGCTCCATGGCGATGTTCAGCACACGACGCGTTATCTCGTGGTTGTAGCGTTTGACGAAATGCTTCCACCGTGAACCCAGCTTCGTCCAGGCGGCGATGGCACGCTGGCGTCCATGTCCCTTCTGCGCGGAACCGGCCCAGCGGTAATGCTCCTGCCGCTCGAAGCGGCCGCGCGTCAAGAGGTCGCGAAAGCGACTGACATGTTTTCCGTCGCCGCCTAGGAAGCGAGGTTGTTGGCCGGCAATCTTGAACAGCCACGGTCCGCGACGCAGGTCGTCGCGCGGATGCTCATGGCGACGCTTGTCCGGTCCTCGATGCGCTGGCCAAACGTGCAGTACCTTGTCCGCATCCAGCACCACGTCGCTGGTCGCGGGCATCTCGTACGAGACCAGCGCGAACCACTTGCCACGGTCGTAGCATAGGGCCGAGCCCTTAAAGTTGTACTCGCCGCTCAGAATCCGGTCGACAATCAATTTGACCGACCACATCTTGCGTTTGCCGAGCAGCATCACACACTCGTCGAACGTCGATTTTCCAGCAGGCCGTTTACCATTCGTCGTCGCGACGCGATCGATACGGACCTGCAACACGTACCTGCCAGTGCCGCTGCTGCTGAGACGACCATTTTGCTTGTCGAAGGGGATTGGCACGGGCCGCTGAAAACTGGGGATCGATTCCCGGCAAAACAAGATCGACAGCCAGCCCGACAGACTCCCGCGGCTGGCCTTACGCGTGCGGACGGTCTGCTGCCACTTGTTCTGCAGCAAGCCTCGCGTGCGGCTATTCAGCGCCGGATAGCGTTGGCTCAGGTCGTGATAGAGTTTGCCTGATAACTCCTTGTCAATCGGTTTCACGGGACACGTCGGCTTGTCACCGATCTTGTCGGTTTTCCAAGACTGATATCGATCCATATAACCCTGCATTTTGCTGGCAGAATCGTTAGCCACATGGTGACACAACCAGACCTGCCACAAGCGATTAGTCGCCTGCTGGCATTGCTCCGCCAATTCCTTCCAGATTGGCTTGCGTTCCTTCGGCACGATCAACTCGATACGTGTCGCACGAATCATCTTTCCCCCTTGTGAAAATAGGACGGACGGGGCAAGCGCCCCGCCGTCCATCGTGCAGAGTAATAGTGAGTGCTACACGGCGCGCGAGGTCCGTAGCTGTTCTCACTTTCGCCGGTGAGATCCGGCTCCTCAGCAGAGTGTCTCGCTTAATTTGCTCGCGTCGCCAGGCTAGTTCTTGCCACACGTGATCCGCCGCGGCGGCCAGCAGCTCGATGGCCATGGCGGCCGAGCACGCCGTGATAATCGCCACCATGCATAGTGAACAAAACATCAGTTGCTCCCGTGCAAATGGATCGTCGATGGTCGCTCGCAGCGTTTGATCGTGCCGCCGCCACGCCGCTCGATTTCCTCCAGCGCGTCCTGGTACCGATCCAGCAGCCAGCAGGTGCTCTGGTGATTCAGCCACGACAACCAGGCGGCAGCCGCACCGAATCCCAATGCGAAACCAGCGGCAAAGTAAACCAAATCCATGTCAGTCCTCCGTCATCCGTCCGTACTAGCTACTGCACGCTGGGATCAAACAGCGCGTCGCACGCCCGGCAGAAGGCCAAGCCGTCCTTTCGCAGTTCGACCCGCACGTGTTGGCAGGTCGGGCACTTGGACAACAGCCTCGACGAGCATTCGTCCACGGCTCGGCCAGATTTTTGCGACCGATAGACCTCCGCCCGACAGATCGTGTATTCGGGAGGAGTGGTGAAGGCCAGGCGTACTCGGCCTGCTTTGATCTGCTGTACGCAGATTTCGAGTAAATCGCCCCCCGGCCCCACCACCACGATCGACTCTTGCACATCCCGCGAGAGAGTCAGCATCCTGCACCTGCTCGTTTCAGTTTCAATCCGCCGTTTCAATCCGCCGCCGTTTCAATCCGCCGCCTGCTCAAGAAGCAGCAGGCGGAAAACGCCCCGAGGTGTCGACAACACAGGAACGCGGAGACCAGGCCGCTCGGGGCCACGCGGCCAACGAAGGACGGATACTAACTTATAGGTTAGGCTAGGTCAAGGCTGGTTGGTTGGAATAATAGCCAGCGACCAGGCTGGTCGCTGGTCCGTGTGTTCCGAGGCCTGGGATGGACGGCGAGAGTGCGGCGACGTGATCGCCATCGAAGTACGTGCGTGAATCACACTACCGTGGCAGGCGGTTGAGACGACCGCCTGTGAAGAATGTCGATGGCATCATCGACTTACTAGTTTGAGCTGGAGGCCCAGCGCTTTTGCTAATTTATCTGCGACTTCCACGCTGGGTACCTGCTCCCCATTCATGATCCTGTGGACATGTGTCTGACTGATTTTGGCCTCTTGGGCTAATCGGTACCTAGTCCAGCCCAGATCGTCCATTCGCTGGTGAATGACGCTCAGGAATTCATCCACGAATCTCGCCCCATGGATTTGCTTTGGTCGCACGTGCATATTACCCTAAAAGTCATCATCGGAATAGTCGGGGCGACTGGATTCGAACCAGCGACCTCTGCGTTGTCTGATCTGAAGGAGCTGAGGTGGCAGAATGTAGCCGAGAACATTGAGCTGCGGAGTAACAAAACGGGGCGCATCCATCGGATTCCATTGAACAACGTTGTTCGGCGCCACATTGCATCGTTGCCACGAGATTCCGATCGGCTATTTAATCTGACAAGCTGTCATCGGCAATTGCGCCGCGAGATGGATCGCATCTGCCAGGCCGCGGGGGTATCAAAATTCACGCCCCAGGGTTTGCGAAGGCTGGGGATCAATCTATGGTCGCAGGCCAATGCTGAAGCAGGGCGAATCGTGCATGGCTGCCACCTGGGTGTGATGTCGCATTACCTGGATCCACTGCGGTTATTACTGCAGGCCTCCGGCGACGTGCAACTGCCGCGGCAATTCTATACTGCTGACGAACTTCACCAGCGGGATGAGGACGAACGCACCCTGATCAGACGATTCCGGCGAGCTTCCTCGCGGGACCGGCGGTTGCTGGTGGATATCTCACGGCGATTGAACTGAGCAGTTTATATGACCTGGTCAATCTGGTCCCACAGCGCACCACTGGTTTCCTCCACCCAGAAACTGACGATTCGATCGTCGTTTTGGTAATAGTGGCCGCAGATGATGATGATCTCGGCCACGTCGCGATCGCAGAAAAACCAGTCCGATCCACGCAGGGCAAACGAGGCGTTGTTATACACCTGTATACTGCGGCCCTGGACGTACTTGATCGGGCTGAGCGACTTGAAAATCTCCTTCCAGTAGTGGGTGCCGGTGCCGGCATCGGTCGAGGTGATCGAGGCCCCGCCCTGGGTCAACGAAATCTCGAACGTGTTCGTCGTCACGGCCTTGACCCAATATGGCACGTTTTCGCTGAAGCCATTGGGCAGGTCCGGGGCTGCCGGCGACGCGCTGTTTTCCAGGAACACGCGATCGTCGTTGGCCAGGCCGTGGTTGCTGCTGGTGATCGTGGCTCCCGAGGCGGTGAACGTTTTCTCGACACCTAGCGCCACGATCAGGTATTCCTGACGCTGATTCAGTTTCCAGAAACTCGGCCGCCCGACGCTCGTCGATTGGCGCTTCAGCCGGATGCCGGGCCCCTGTCGCGAGTTGCTGACGATGGCCCCGCCGCGGCCGATGGAGTAGTCGGTGGGCCCCACTTGTCGCGTGGATTTCTTCGCGGGCGTATAGCCCTCGTAGCAGTTGGCTCGCGGAAATTCGATCACGCCGCCGCCCACGTTTGTCGGGTCTCCGCAGTCGCAAAAGCCCGAGCTACGTGTGGATTTTCGCCGCAGGTACTCGAAATCCACCAGCGTGTTGTCGCTCGCGCCGCCGGTCAGGTTCAGCGTCCAGACCTGCGTGGAACCGCCGTCGTCGACCGCCAAAGTCTTGGTCGTGATCCAGATTTCGCTGGACGAGGCCTGCGTGTTTTCGACCAGGGCGTATTCGATGCCGCTGCTCTGATTCAGTTCGATCCGCGCCGCCTCGATCCGATTGCCCACGTTGCTGCTGTTGCCATCCAGTTTCACCAGTGCGTCGGCGTTCCCCTCGAACGCGCAATCGCGGAAGAAGTTATCCTGCGCGCCCCAGGCCCCGTCGCAGTCGAACAGCAGCTCGGCGTCGTTGCGGGTGCCCGAGGGGCTGCCGGTGCCGCCCGAGAAGTAGCCGAATGAGATCAGGTTCTCAGTGATCCAGCCGTCGGTTGCCACGTTCGGCGTGCCGCCGATCTGGTCGGTTTTGAACACGAACTGGTACTTTCCCCAGACGCAGCGCAGCACGCGAATAATGTTGCTGGTGACTGGCCGATCGAAGCTGGGGGAATACAGCTCAATGTTGCGCTCAAACCCGTTAGCTTCCAGCACAACCTGGCTGGAGCGGATATCGCCGATGATGCGAATCCCCACGCTTCCCGCGTCGTCGAAATCCCAGTCGCCGGTGAAGCGCTGTACACGTAGATAGATGTTCCCTGAATTGATGTCCACCAGGTTGCTGCCGGCCTGCAGCACCACCACGTTTTCCAGGTCGGTATCGAACAGGCCCTCGATCCACACCGATTTGATATCGCGGAAATCCACCGTGTTATCGATGCGGAAAATCACGTCGCCGCCTTGCTGCAGGATGCCGGCGTCATTCGCGCGACAATAAGCCGCCGCGTCGTTGAAGGCAATCGCATCGTTCAGCACCCCATCGCCGCGGGCCCCGAACCAAAACGGGCTGACAGTATCGTCGACCTCCAACCGCCGCCAGCCGTTGTCGATTTCGTTGCTGATGACGATGCCACCGTCGTCCGTCTGTGGTCCGCCGATATACGAAAATGTCCCCGCGCCGCGGAAGGCTGCCGCGCCAGCGGTGTAATACTGTCGGAGCTGGACAATCTCGCCCACGTAGGCTCCGTACCACTGCCGCAGCTCCGTCATGCTCCAGATGTTGGGTGTGCTGTTGCGAACCACGTTCCACCTCTCGGCGTCGGCGTCCCACTGCACCAGGTCGTTGTTCTGCAACGTCACCTTGCCGGTCATGCCGCCGAAATCGTAGGTCCACCAGGCTACGCCGCTCACCGCCACGACGTACTCGTCGCCGTCCTCGTGGGTGAACGCGGCCGAGCCGCCGGTCACGCCGCTGACCAGCGTGTACGGCGTGCTCGTGGCCGGATCGAATTGGCCAATCCTGGTGGAACGGATGTCAAGCTTGGGGATGGCGGTGAACAGCTTTTCACCGTCGTTCGCGCCGGCCGTGCCGTAGTCGATTAGTTGTCTGACCATCTGTTAGTCACCGATTTTCCGCAGCGGAAGGTAATTCGTTTCGTAGACGTTGTCGAACGTTTCAAACCTCGCGTCCATCCAGTTTAGCCGCCAACCGGCTTCATATTTTTGGTGAAGCGCCTCGGGGCTCCATTCCGGCCGCACCGCGCCGGTGCCATCTGAAGTTTCAGTCTGTACCGTATTTGCCATCAGGCTAATGCAGCATTGCTGTTTCGGGCATTCCATCACCGGCAAATGCCACGGCAGGTGAGCCGTCATCTGCTCTTCCAGGTGGTTTGGATTGCGGACCTCGGGCCCGACGGCCTGCACGATCGGCCGCAGGTCGGCCAGCCGGTAGATCGTGCCGGTCAGCTCGAGAGGATAACCCCAGTGTGAGCTGGCCGGATAGTCGGACCACTGCCAGCGGCGTGATCTGAATCCCTCAATATTCTTTCCCAGCCGGCAGGAGAACCCTAGGCAGTCTGAAAACGACAAGGCACGCCAGTACACTCCAGGCGACCGGAACCACACGACATCGTCGCAGCCAAACAACAGATACTGCGTCTTCAGTTGTTCGAGCTCGTACAGCAGCGTGTGGCCGAACGACCCATGCTCATTCTCCGGCACCCAGCGGACCCGTGGAAACGCCTGTTCGGTAATTCGGTAATCGCCGGACCCCACGACGGCAATCACCGTGGTCGGCTCCAGGCACGCGTACAGCGATTGGAGGTAGCCGTGCAGCTGCAACGGCCGGCGGTGAGTGAAGACGATTACGCCGAGCATTGCTTCCTCCGTACTCAGTACTCCGTACTCAGTGCTCCGTACTCAGTATTCAGTACTCAGTACTCCGTACTCCGTACTCCGTACTCCGTACTCAGCTCCCACCTGTGACATGTGGCCAACTCGAACCCCTCCGCCAACAGCCATTCGCGCGGTGGCAACACCGTGCCTTCCCACTGCTTCGGCCGGCGGAAGATATAGCCGAAACCGCCCTGCTGCACCACGTACGTGCCGTAGATTTGCGACTCCGACGGCAAGCAGTTCTCGGCCACGATATCGTAGCTTTTCCGGAGGAACGAATCGACGGTGTGATGGTGATCGCGCAGCAACGCGTCGATCACCGCTCGATCGTACAGCCCGGTGTGCGAAATGAATGAGTGCTCGCAGTTACGATACAGCTCGCACATTTTGATTTGAAATTTCCAGTACGGTTGATGGGACTGCTCGGCCCCCAGCAGCCAAACTGGTCGGCCATCCACGAACAGATCGAGCTGCCGCAGCAGGATCGTGTCGCAGTCCACGACAAAGTACCAATCGCGGGTGACATGTTGAAATAGTTTCAAAAACTGCTGCTTGATCCAGTTCGGCCGATAGCGCCACAGGTCAGGCCGGCAATCAAGCACTTCGTGATCCAGCACGTTCAGCACATCGACCTGGCATTGCAACGGACTGGGTGAACAGACGTAAATATCCTGTACGTCCGTGTAGCTGCGCAGCGATGCCACCACGTCCGGCAGTGCGGACTCGTCTTTCGGCGCGCAGCAAATGAAGGCGTCGCATAGCATGGCAGTGAGTACTGAGTACTGAGTACTGAGTACTGAGTACTGAGTACTGAGTACTGAGTACTGAATAGGTGATAAGTGTACATTGAACCAGAAGAATGCTGCCGCTTGGCGGGACACCGCTTCACCGGCGCGGTGCACGTCGGCGCGGACGAGGCCCAGGAACGCGAATTGTACGAGCGTGCAGGCTTTCAGCGGGTGATCTGGATCGAGGCCAACCCGTATCGGCTGGGGCTGCTCAAGGCCAACCTGCGCCCGCGGCGGCTGCAATTGTGCCAGCACGAATTGTACGACGCGTGCTTGTCCGACGGTCGCTATCGCGTGCCTCTGTACCTGGCTGGTGGTTCGACCTCGTTGTTGCCCATGGGCACCCACACGGAACTCTATCCGCGGATCACGGTCGAGCAGGTGGTGCAGATCGTCACCCAGCGATTCGATTCGCTGGTTCTCACGCGCGGTATCAATCTGGACGGGATCGACTTTTTGAACATCGACGTCCAGGGCACGGAGCTGGACGTGCTGAAGGGCTGCGGACTGCTGCTGCAACGCTTCGCGGGAGTTTATGTCGAAGTCAATTTTGAACAGGTGTACCGTGGCTGCTGCGAGGTCGAACAGATCGATTCGTACCTCCGCGGCCATGGCTACCGTAATCTGAAAACGGTCGCCCCCGAGCGAGCTTGGGGCGACGCGTTGTATGTCCGCACGCCGAATTGAACGCTTACGAATGACCGAGCCAAAACCAAGTGACGGTCGGATTCGCTGCCGCGTGGTCAAGCTGGACGACGCCAGACAGTCCAAGTAACTCGTTGACGTCGATCATGGGGCTGCCACCGCGGCCCCAGATCAACATCCGGCCGTCGCAGACGTCGACGTTCCATTGGTGCAGACCGGCGTATTTCAGCCGCTCGCCCACGCAGGCATAGTGCCGCAGAAAGATTGGGCCCACGGTCAGCTCGGCCATGGCCCTGAGCACCAGGTCCGGGTGCTCGGTGTGATCCAGCGAATTGATCGCACACACGCAATCGAACTGCCGACCTTCCAGGAAATGCAGCATATCCTCGCCGCGGCAGGAGTAAACGGTGTTCGGCTGGCGGACGCCATATCGCCGCAACAAGGCCTCGTGCCAGTAGCCCAGCACGTCGACCTGGGTGATCAGCACCGGACGTCCATGCCACTCTCGGCCAAGTGTACTGATGGCCCCTGAACCAACGTCTAGTATCCTGTACGTGGTACGTCGCACCTCATTGCCAGGCAGCAGCTCGGCGATCGCCGGTTCCAGCGGCCGCACCGCCCCCAGCAGTTGAGCCTCGCCTCGTTTGGCCCAGCCTTCCCAAAACTGTTTCTCGTGCTCAAACCCGTCATACCAAGCGTGCCGTTCGGTCATCCCATCGCCTCCTGATAAATCCGCCGTAGCTCGGCCGCCATTCGCTGGGCCAGTACCCGCGGGTCGTACACCACCGCCTTCATCCGTTCGGCCAACGCGTGCAAATAATCGGGATCGCGTTTGGCGGCGGCCCAGTAGATCGCGTCGGTTAGGTCGCTGTAATCCGGATCGCACCACACTGTGTTGCCATCCGTCCACGGATTCTCCGTGGTGTCCATCGCCGATTGCCGCGGTTTGACGATCATGCATTCTCCCAGCACAGCCTCGTAATCCCGCACGGAAATCTCGCACACGCCCCATGGGCAGACGACCACCTGCGAACGTAGGAGCACGTCCAGCAGCAGCTCGGTCTGGAAAAAATATTCAGGGGCCCCACGCAGCACGCAGACGGTATTGTGCCGCGGGAAACGATCGATCATGCGTCGGCGGTGATTGGTGCAGTAGGCAATGTGGCCGTACTGGCTGGTGCCGCAGAAGGATGCGGTGATCGTCTTGGGTGGGATCATCAGGTCCCGCATGAACTCACTCTCGCAACGATACCAGGGCATGGTGTTGATCACGCCCACCGGTTTCTTCGGCCGAGCGTAATCTTCGCCGCGATTGTACACGTGCTTGGCCATCGACAGTTCTGGCTGCCTGGCCAGCAGGGGGATCGTGATCGCCAGCACCTCAGGCCGCTTGCTCTCGTGGATGGCCATCGGCGTGACGAGCGACGAATCATGCCTGTCAAATAGGATCGTGGGGCCCGTGATCGTGCTGCCATACCGCACGTCAATCCAATCGACGTCCTGGCCAGAGGTGACAATCTGCACACCAAACTCGGACAGCAGCTGGCGGAACCAATCGGTTTCGATCGGGTGCCACCAGTTCAGTTCCTCGAGTTCGCCGAGCCGGATTTTCAGCGTATCCACGGCACCAGAATCTCCTGCTGCACACCGAGCCGTTTTGCCAGTTGCCGCCAATCACGCCAGAGGGTGCGGAAATCCAGGACCACGTCCACGCACAGGTCGATCCACCACTCGCAGGGATGGCACCACACGCCGTCGCGATTGAAGCCCTTCGACAGTCCCGATTGCAAGCGCTCCTGGTCGTTGCGGTAGCTGGTGAACGTCAGGTATTCGTGCCACAGGTCGCCGTACATGTCGCGGGCCTGGCTGCACCGTAGATGCTTTTCGCGCGGGTGCGAGAATTGCCAATCGGTGCCCGTGACCGCTAGTTCTATCGAGGTCCCGCCAGTGCGCGGGACGTGAACGAAGATACAGCGGTGTTCGTGGGAAATCATAGATTTGTGGCCGGTGACCGGTGGCCGGTGACCGGTGGCCAGTGACCGGTGACCAATAAAGTTGAGCCAGCGGCGGGCTACTCGCGGCGTTTAGTTTTCGCGGGCCGCTGGCTCGATACCTGGATTCGCGGCGTTTGGCCGGACGTTGTAGACCTCGCCGATCTGTGAGGAATATATCCAGCGTTGGTGGCACCAGTGAAAGTACTCCTCCCACTTCGCGCACATGCGGGCCGCTGTAAAGTTGTTCATGGCGATCTTGAAGGCCGTGGCCTTATGCTGTTCGGCGTCGCTGTCGTCCAGGATGGCGTCGGCCAGGTCGCGCGGCTTCACGGGGAGCGGGATGGTTTGGCAGAACGGTTCGCCAGCGTTATACGCCGTAAACAGCTCTTGCATGGTCGCGAACGCCGGCGTGATGAAGCGGATCCGCCCGAGCCAGGCTTCAATGGCGACGAGCGGGAACGCTTCCGTTTGGCTGCAGAGCACTTGCACATCACAAGCTCCTATCAAATCGCCGATGCCGTAGAGGTGTGGCTGAAGGATTGAAACTCGGCCCAGCGGTTTCCCGGGCGTCGAGAAAACCGACGGGCTGAGGGACTGCGCGAGTCCGTCGAGTTTCTCCCGCTGTTCCTTTTCGCCATGTCCATTGATCAACAAATGCCAATCGTTCGGCAATAAATGCATGGCCTCGACCAACCGGTGCGGCTGCTTCTCGTGCGAGATTCTACCACAGTAGAAAATCACCTTGGCCTCTTGCGGCAGCTGCAGTAGCCGTCGCATTTGCTGGCGACCGCGGCCGGCCAAGGCCCGATCAACCTCGATGCCGTTGTGGACCACGTGCACTCCACCGGCCTGCTCGCGGCGGTGCGGTTCGAACAACCGGCTGGCGGACTCGCTGACCGCGGCCAAGAAGTTCGCCTTACCGCCGCGGATCATCTCCAGGTATTGCCGGAAGGACTGGTGGATGCCGGCCTCGGCCAGTGCTGGCTCGCTGTGGCTGACCTGCACGACTGGCAGCTTGCAGCGGTCGATAAAGTCGTTCGCCTGAGTTCCGAGGCCCCAGATCAGCAGCAGATCGGCCCCGCCGCACTCGCGCAGGATAGCTACTGACTTTTCGTACACGATCCAGGGATCGTTCGAGTGGACGAACGTGTTTGGCATGCCGGCGATCTCGCGGTGCAGATCGATGGCCTGGCCGTTCAGGATCGACATGCCGACGTATCGCACGGTGTTCGCGTGCCGGGTCAGCGTGCAGAACCAGCGTTCCGCCCCGCCAGCCGCCATGCCTGGCACAATGGAAAAAATTCTCAACTTCGGCGTGTGGAACGTATCGTAGATCAGCACTCTCCAAATCCTCACTAATCGGTCAAGAAAGAGGCTCAAGCAGCCGAATCCTACAAACACGGCGTCAGCTCGATCGCATAATCCGCCAGCTCGTCGCCGTTCACCGCGGAGTCAATAAACGCCTCGTGGTAGAACGGGTCGAACCACAGGATTTCGACGCTCGGTTCGTCGTGGATCACGGCACCGTTATACAGGAATTCGAGGTGATACTGATCGGCCGCGAGGTGTGTCGCGCGGATTTCCATCTCAGCGCCGGCGACGTACGTGATGTCGGGATTTTCGTACATCGTGATCACGCCGTTCTTCTGCGACAGCAGCTCGGCACCGATGCCGTCTCCGCCGCCCGGATTCACCCGCTCGCCGATCACGAATTGAATGAATGACGTCTGTGATGGTGAGCACGATCCAGCCAAGGTTAGCGGGATCAGTCGCAGCTCGGCGCCGCGGGTCAACCTGAAACCTGGATTCACGAAGGTAATCCGCTGACGCTGGCTGATGGTCTCCGGCCGATAGAGTTGCCCATTGGGATTGCCGTGTGAGATGCGGCGGTTAATGTCCAGGAAGAAGCCGGCCCCGTAAACAAATCCAGGACTGGTGAACGTGCACAGGTCGTCGTAGCTACAGACGTCGGTCGACGGCATTTCGCACGGCGCGTAGACCTCGGGATCGGGGCAGACGCAGGCCTGGTCAGGCGTGGGTTGCCAGTAGCTGTAGGCGAGCGCGAACGACGCCACGGCGTTCTGGCCGACTAGCACGCCATGGACGAATGTCAACGTGCCGCCGTCGGGCATGGTCAGCGTGCCCGAAAGGCCTGGTGGGAGGAAATCAATTTGGACGTGCCGTTCGCGTGTACCGAGCCAGACGCCGGCCGCGTACATGATGCCGCCGGGCCGCGCTGGTACTGGAGGTCCGTACAGGTACTGTTCATCAATATAGGGAGGGTCGTATTCGCCGCCCGCCGTGGGTCCGCTCAGGTCAACAGGCAGTGTATCGCTGTCCACCGGGATATCGAGCGAATCGACGGGGTAGAGCGATGGCGGCTGGATGGTGGGTGCCCGGAACGTGTAGCCCTGGGCCCAGTTCGCGTCGGCGATGACGGTGTCGTCGTCGATGGCGACCTGGTCCGAATCCACCGTCGTCGTCGAGGCGTCGCAGGCAATGCGCATGCCTTCGCACAGCTCCAGGCTGCGCAGCTTGGGCGTGTTCGTCCAGACTAGCGACATTTCCCCGTTATCGTCGGGCGGGCCGATGGCGTTCAGCACCGCGTCCTCGATCGGACCCGGGTCGAAATCCAGCGCCCCCTGGCCATCCTGGTCCTCGACCAGCCGCAGCATGTTGTTTTTGCGGACCTGGGTGACGACTGTTTCGTCGACCGGCGTGATCGGATCGAGACAAAGTGCGTCAAGGTTGAGCGCGGCCGTGCCGCCGCAGCAATAGTGCACCCACGCGCCGCCACCGTTTTCGAGCGAAAACCACTCGATCTGAAACGCGTCGGAATCTTCGGTCAGGGTGTCGGCCGAGAGGTTCCAGCAGGTGACCTGCCGAGTTCCCCGCACCGGCGCGTCGAAGGCGGTGGCGGCGAACGTCACCAGTCCCGACTCGTTAGGTGCGATGGACTCGTCGGCAAAGGCCAGCGTCGGCAGCACGTCGCGGCCGAAGCTGCGGCTGGTGGCCGAGGCCTCGCCCCGCTCAACGCGACTGATCACGCGTTTGATGCGGGCGGCGTCGCGCGGCGTCAGGTAAAAGGCTCTGCTGGTCATTACAGGATCACACTGTAATCGGCTGGCCCGAGGAAATCGTATTGGATGACGGCCTCGGCCAGCGTGTCGCGGGGCTCGCCCAGGTAGTTCAGGGCGAGCGTGCCGGAGGTCGGTAAGCCGTCCACGTCTCGCTCGTGCCGCAAGATATAGCCTTCCGGGCCGCCGCTGATTTGCACGTATTCGTGCCCCAGGTTCGGCACGTCCAGCAGGATGCGGGCGTTGGCGATCTCGACCCTGGTGCGGCGTTCGAAGTAGACAGTACCGGTCGTGCCATCGTACAGTGGTTCACCTGTACGGCAGTCCAGGAATCGCGCTTGGCCGGCCGGAATTCCCAGCCACACGGCGTTGTTCGTGGTGCCCTCGAGGGCGAGGTTTCTGGTCAGCGCGTCGGTGTAGCTGGCGACGTTGTCCTGGACGACGATCACGGCCAGCGTCCCCTCGCGGTAGAACGGACCGGACGGAGTCCCCGCCGCGTTCTCGATCGGGCCGACGGTGTTGGCCGGTCGCTGCGCCAGCCTAGTGCCGGCTGGATTGGGCGATCCGGTGCGAAGCGCCTGGATGTTTTTGCCCTGCGCGATTTCTACCTGCTTCGACTCGAATTCGATCCACACCCGCTGCGGCCGCAGTAGTGTTGGCACACCGGCTTCGCCGGGATATTCGCCCTCATCCGGGGCCCGCCAGGTGCAGTCCACATACCACTTGTTCCACTTCATGCCGACGTCGGGGTTGGGCGTGCCGGCCACGCGGGCACGGATATCGAGGAGAAAAGAACCCAGATCCTGGTTCAGGTCGCCGTCGACGGTTAGACTGAATACCGACCCGTAAACAGGGATCGTATCTGGGCCGTTCGCTTGGCCAAGGATGATTGCCGCCAGTCCGGTAATTTTTCTGTCTTCATCCGAGTCCGTGACCTCGTACGTCGCCTGATAACGTCCACCGCGGGTGGAGGTGATCAGCGCGTCAGGGGCCAGCACCAAATGGGAGGTTGCAGCCATGTCGTTCCTCAGCAAAATCTATCGTGTGTCCGCGCTCACCACCGCGCTCGGCCTGGTGGGAATGATGGCCCTGGCCGCCACGTCTGACGAGGGATCGACGCAGTTTCTGTGGGGTATTGGCTGCGCCGTCCTATTCCTGATTTCTGGTCCGACACTGATTATTACGCGGCTTTGCGGCGGCGAGTAAAAATGGCGTTTCCCACGCATGCCGTAACAGCCTAGGATAATCCGTGGACGGCGTCGAATCCTGGCAATCCCGACGACCTGGCGGCCGCTGCATCCACGGAGAGATGGACCCTTGATCAACATCGAGTCAGATTTCGTGGCGACCATGCTGGCCGTGATCGGCCTGGCGATCTCGGCGTTCATCAGCTGGCAGGCCCGGCGGATAAACAACGCGGTCAACAATCGAAGCCACCCAGCGCAAGACGGACGGAAACTCAACATCTTCGACACGGTGATTGCCACGCTGGACAACGTTCTCGATACGCGGCGTGACGTCGAAATGCTGAAAGACTGGAAGGCGAAGTACGCGGACACGCCGTTAGCTGACGCAAAGGCCTGCCGCGAGCTGGTGAGCAACGTGCAGGAGCTGCGGAGCACCTTCACCAAGCACCTGGTCCAACTGCACGGCGGCCAAATTCTGTGCGAGGACTGCGGAAAGCTTGTGGTCCAAACCGATCAAGGTGACTGCGGAAAGCTTGTCCCAACCGATCAAGGTGACTGAAATGACTGGTCAAAAATTGGCCGGCGCGATGGTGACCGTGGTGGCCGGTTGCTGATCCGGTTCCGGCGTCGTGTTCCGGGCGATCGCCTGCAGTTGACGCAGCACTTCTTTGTTGCCCACAAAGCCCTCGCCGGTGCGTGACACGCGGCGATCCAGGTCGGCCAGCAGCCGTCGCTGCACATCGGGATTCACAGTCGGCGTCGTACTGAACGCCGACCCGGCGACGCCAGGCGTGGTTGGCACGGCCATGTTGCCGAAAGTTTCGCCCAAGAATCGACCGGCCCTGGGGATGGCTCCGACGGCCTTAATCAATCCGTTGATCGCCTGGGACAGCGTGTCGACGATCAACGACAGGTCTTCCAGATTTCCAGCGACAGCCTCGCCAAATGCCGTGCGCACGGTTTTGGCCATGCGGTCGATGGCGTCGTTCAGTTCACCTGCCCGTTCGGCGTCCTCCGTGGAAAAGATGCCGATCTGTCTGGCCTCTTTGCGCAAGTCGACAATGTTCTGCAGGCCGCCCTGCATGGTCTTCAGAATCTCGACGTTGCCAAACAAATCCTTCGCCAGCGCCAGTTTTTCGCTGCTGTTGTTGACGGCCTCGAGCGCTTTGGCGATGGCTTCGAACTGCTGTTCCGGGGCGAGCGCCGTGAGGGCGGCGGCGTCCAGACGTAGCTTTTGCAGGGCCTGCTGCGCTGGTCCGCTTTCGGCAGCGGCATCGGCCAATCGGCGGGACATGACCTCCAAGGCTTTCTCGAGCGCGGAGACTTCCACGCCGGAGAACTGCGCCACATGCCGCAGTTCCTGCAACGCTTCGACCGACACACCCAGCTTGCCGGCGGTTTCTCCCAGCTCGTCGAGGGAATCGACCGTTTCCAGAATCGCGTTTTTGAGGCTGTTGAACACAGCGCCAGTCGCGATCGTGGCCAGCGCGGTTTTCACCTGCGTCGCGAATTTGGCGGTAGCCTTCTTGCCGGCCTCAAAACCCTTGACGAGTTTGTTCACGTCGGCCACGAGCTGCACCGACAACGTTCCAATGTTCGCCATGCTGACTCAGGCCTTTAGATTCTCGATTCTTGACTTTCCAAAACCATAAACGCCAACCACTCCGACCATTGCCGAGGCGTGAGTTCGTGCAGCATCTGATCGACGCAGGCGTAGCCGAGCCTGGCGGCCAGGCGCAGTGCGGCCAGGCGCTCGGGACTCACTCGGAGTTTCCCAGGATATCCTGTTCGTCCTTGTCCAACCCGCAATGCCGACGGATCAGCACGGCCAGTTCACTCGCGATGCCGCTTTGCCAACCGCGGATGAACTCGACGTCGGTGGGTGATCGCGGGTGGAAGAGTTGATCCCCGTCTTGGTCCACCAGCGAATAGGCGACCATCTTGGCAAACTGATCGTCTCCACTGCCGCAGTCCATCAGTTCGCCCTGCGTCAACGTTTGCAGGTACACGTCCTCGCCGAGCGCCGGCACGAAGTATTTGGCGACCTTGCGTTTGGCGAAGGCCAGGAATGAATCGCGTGTGGCAACTGGTCGGTCGTTCACTGTTCGGTCGTTCACTGTCCGTTCACTGTCCGCTCGTGGCTGAATGAAAGATCGGTCGCGGACGTGGCACGGCGCTGATTTTATACGACGCATCGCGCTGCATGACGGCTTGCTGAATCTGTTTTTCGATCACGCGGGCCACGGCAACTTCCAGGACGATCACCTTCCGCGGATTCCAATCGCAATACCCGACGTACTGCGTGCGATAGAAGATGTGGTCTCGCTTGAGCAATTGCAGCGGACCGCTGCCGGCGGCGCGTGGTTTCGGGCCGCCCCAGATTTTTTCCAGCCGGTAGGCCTGCACCTGGCTGAAGGCGATGTCGCCGAAACGGCTACGGCGGGGTTTCAGGAGTCCAGACAGGTCCATTGGTGTCTCGGTCGGAATCGGTCCAGCCGTCGAACTGCCATTGCAGCGTGCCCAGGGCCTGCGTGTTTCCCTCAGAATCAAACGGCGGCGTGCCGTCCTGAATGATGCCTCCGTGGCCGATCAGCGTGGCCGGCGTGTTCAGGGCCGTCATGAGTTGGAACGTGATCGTCAGAATCCCCGGATATTTGGCGGCCATCAGCGGCAGATTTGGCTCCAGCACAATGTCGCTGAAGTCGTACATCACTTCCAGTGGCCCGTGATCAATCAGCGAGGCGAAGCACTTTTTGGTGTAATCGCCCACGGCCAGGTCCAGCCGGTTGGCACTGATTACCTCCACGGTGCGTTCCCATGAACCAACTTCCTTGGCCGGAATGCCCCACGGGTCGTCGAAAAAGGCCGCCTGATTGCCGTCGTAATCAAGCGACAACGTCATGCTGGTTCCCGTCAGGCACATCAGGTCTTCCTTTTCAAATGGTCGATCGCGATTCGCAATTCGCGGGTGAAGATCTGCCGCATTTCATCCTCGTTACGATACAGCGCAGGTCGCAGGTACGGCTGCGCCGGCATGCGTACTGTACCGAATTCGACGAAATGGCCGTAGAACGGTTCCTCGTCAAATACGTCCTTCGTGATCACCCGGCTGCCGATGCGGTTGCGGCCGAGCTTGGTCGCCACGCGGACCGTTAGCGCCGATTCAAGTGTACCGGTGTCCGTCGGAACCAGGGCTTTGGCGTCGGCCAGAACTTCCTTGGCACTCACGCGAATCGCCTTCCGCGTGGCGGTTTTCATTTCCTTCGGAGCGAGTGATTTGAACATCCGCAGCAGTTCCTTTTCGCCGGACACGTTGATCTTTGGCATCAGTCAGTCACCGGTGAATAGTTTGGTGGGTCCGGCGGCCGGAACTGTCTGCTGGTACACGATTTTCCAGGTCGACACGAGGCGGTGCGTCCATACCTCGCTGCCGTCGTCCGGTGCGACGGGAATGGAAATCCAGTCCGATTCGAGGATACAGGTCCGCACGATGAGGCCGCCCCACGTCGCGCCTTGGCGATCGAGCGAACAGAATCCACTGATCGCAATTCGCAGCGCCTCGGCGGCCTGCTGGATCATGTTGCCGTCGGTGGCCACCAGGTCGATCTGCAGCCGCCGCGTGGCACAGTCGGCCTCCGTCCGGATATAGTATTGCGGATCGCCACCCGCGTGACGCAGCATGATCGCCAGCGGGCCCGGGTTGTTTTCGGCGATACTGCCCAGTTGGAAACTACCGAGCCTGGTCTGCAGCCAGCGGCGGGCCTGCTGCCGCACGTTATCCAGCAGTTGCTCGCCGCTGGTCAGGTATTTTTCCAGCCCCCAGGCGATATTCGGATAGTCGATGGTGGCCGTCATACCGATTCCGCCTGCAATTCAACCGTCGATCGTCGTTCATCCTCGATCACACTGCGGAGGTGAAACGTTCGTTGCGGTGCGTCAAGTTCGCGAATACGCATGTCCGGGTGGATGTCGGGCCGATAGTGCGTGATGATCCGGTGCGTGACGCTTTCCTTGACCTGCTGGGCCTGGATGCGGTAATGACCGGACAGCGGCACGATTTTGACGAACGCCACGAACTGCTCCTTCCAGGTGTCGACGTCCGGTCCAAAGTCTTCGGGATGGACGAACTGTCGATCGAACGCCGCCAGGATGTTCATCTGCATCGTCTGATCAAGCGTACACGGGTACTTCGTTGCGACGGGCGAAGGCCTGGGCGGCCCGATGCGAGGCTTCGTCCGACATGAACGTGGCCTGCACTTCCAGCTTCACCGCCAACTTCAAGTCCACGGGGATGGCCGACCGTAGGCCGTAACCGCTCGTGTATTCGTAGGCCACTGCGTCCAGCCGGTCGTACAAGTCCGGTGCGTCCCACGTGTCGCCGTCAAATTCCAGCCGGCCCACGCCATCCGTCGAAACTTGCACGCGGTAGTTGCTCGGGTCCAGCGTCTGCTCGATGTTGGCCGAATCGAAGTACTTCACGGCGTCCACGCTGATCAGCGGAGGATCGAAGAACTGCACGACCTGGTACGATGGCCACCGGCTGCACGTGATTTTACGTTCTACCTCCGGCCTGATCGTGCGGTTCGACCAGGCCTCGACGGTTCGGATCGCGGCGTCGATCAGCGACAGCAGCTCCATGTCCAGCGAATCATGCGTGACACGCAGGGCCCGTTTGACCTCGGGCAGCGTCACGACCAGGCCGGTGGTGGAGACCTCGGTTTTCATGCATTGAGTACCGAGTATTTGAGTACTGAATGAGTTACTGGACTAGACCGCTTTCGGTCGTCATGCCTTTGCGTCGCGACGGCGAGGGCTTTTCGCAGCTATCGACCATGAGGGGGTCGACTTTCGCGCGACTGTCGCTGGGTCGATTCTCTTCCAGGATTTCGCACACCACGCGTTTGGCAACGTCGTGGTTGGCCACGAACTGCTCCAGGTTGTTCAATTCCCGGACCTTGCTTTCCGGCAGAATCGTGACGCAGCCGCGTTGAAATCCGCAATACGTGCGATTGAATTTTACCTTCACGTTTCGTTCAGCCATTCGAGTTTCTTTTCTCCTGAAAAAGTGGCGGGACGCCGGCGCACCAAACGTCCCGCCTTTTCACAAACAAGGCGTCTTCTTACGCGGCCGCGGTGACTAATGCGACGTAGCCACCCACCGCCATGGCACCCCCAGCTTCGTGAACCTTGATGTCGTACGACGTGCGGCCTCGAATCGCCAGCATGTCGAGTTCGAAGTACCGGTGCTCGCTCGACATGATGCCGACCTCTTCCCGCTGGCCGAACAACACGCTGTCGAAGAAGGAGCCAAACAGCAAGCAGTGTTGGCTGTTCGCCTGAGATGTCGGCATCTTGTCGGTGAACAAGAACGGATAGCCCTTGTAGGCCGTCGGGCTGGTGCTCGCCAACTCGGCCTTAGATGCCCCGCGGTTCTCCAACAACGGTTCGATCACGCTGTGATAGAACGATCGTGAACTAATGAACACGGCGCGCGGGTGGAACCGTTCCGGCAAGCGGGCGACTAGCGACGCGATATTGGCTGCCGTGATCTCGGTCCATAGATTGCCTGCCGCGGTAACTTCACCAGCGGCGCCAATCGCGGTAATCACGCCGGTGATTCCCCAGTACGGCGATCCGGCCATGCCGTCGCCGTTGATAAACTCGTTGTCAGACTGATCGGCGAAGGCGTAGCCGATTTCGTTGGCCACCTGGTCGGCCGCGGACAATACGGCCCCGCGGATCAGCTTGTTGCTGATCTGCGTGAGGGTGAACGCATCGGTCGCGGAAAGCGACACCTGGGCGAAAATCTTCTCACTGGTGGTGATCGCCGAGCCTTCCGCGGGTTTGTAGACCGTCAGGCCACTCACCCGCTTGGGCACGTTTTCGTTTTCGCCGGACATTGGATACATCCGGGCCGCCTTGGTCGCGACGCTGACCATGTCTCGCACGTCCAGGATCGTACGGGCAAGGATCGTCGGCACCAAGAAACCGCCGCGGGTGTTGTCGTCGACGGTCTGCGCATCCATCAACGTTTCGTCGTAGACGAACTGCATGCCACGGTCCCGGCAGTGTTCAATGGCTTTCCGATCTCGAAACATCGCGGCCCGCAACCACATGCCGCAGTCGTACGCGTTCTGCGCATTCTGTTCGGCCGTCAACGACTTGTCGTTGAACGCGAGCAGATTGCGGGCCATGGCGACGGCTGGCATCTTCCGCTTGCGCGGCTGGGGCGGATCGAGCGGGTCGTGATGGTCGTCGTCATCGAGACCGGCCAGGCGATCGTCGACACGACGAGCCGCCGCTTTTGCCCGGGCCGCTTCGTACTTCGCCGCCAGGTCTTCGTCGGACTGCATTTTGTCGTACAGTTCGAGCAGTTCGCGGATTTTCGCGCTTTCGTCGTCGCTCAAGTCGCGATTAGCTTCCTTGGCGACCATGTTGATCGCCTCGGCGTCGAGCAAGAGTTGTGCGCGTTCTTCACGCACTTGTTTCAGGTCCAGGGTAACGGCCATGGGGAGACTCCAGTTCGAGTACTGAGTACTTGAGTACTGAGTGAAAAGATTGGTCCGTGTTCAGAACTACATCTGAACGAACGTTTACTGGGCCTTCGAATCTGGGCCGTCGGCAGTCTCTATTGTTATTTGCTGGCCGTCCTCTTTGTCAAGCGTGAGTGATCCGCAAACCAGCAAATAGCAGTGCGGCGAGCCTCCCTGTGTGTTGTACACGCATTCGACTTGGCCGCTGATAGAAAGCGATTTCGCCCGAAGCTCGCGGGCCCGATAGGCGACTCGGTACGGCTCTGGCCGGCGATGGACGTCAGCCCGCTCGACCCACACTTTTGCCAGTTCGGCGTCGGGCATCGAGTCGCTTTCGCAGGAGTTGCGTTTCAATCGCGCGTTGTCGTTTGGCTGGTCCACGATCACCGCTGCGCGTGGATTGCACGATTTCGTCGGGAATTTCGCCGAGCCAGCCGAGTTTGCGGAAATAGTCGAGGTCCTTGGCCGAGGCCGCGATGGCTGATTTGCCCTGTGCGAGTTCAGTGGCGAATCCAAGCTTTTTGGCTTCCGCGGCTTTGTAGTACGTCGTGCGTTTCATCGCCTGCATCACCTGCTGCACGCTGAGTGAGGAGCTGTCCGAGTAGATTTTCGCCACGTCGTCGGTCAGCTTATCCATTCGCTCGGCGGCGGTTCGCAGGTCGGAACTCTCGCCGGCCACGATCGCCCGGGGGAGGTGGATCATCATTTGTGTGGCGCTGCCCATGATCCGCCGTTTGCCTGACATCATGATCACGCTGGCCGCCGATCCGGCCATGCCGTCCACCACGGTATCGACGTCGTCCAACTCGCGCAGGACGTTATAAATCGCTATTCCTTCGTACGCGTCGCCGCCGTAGGAATTGATCCGCACTCGCAACTTGCCGGTGTGGCCTTCAATGGCTGCCGACACATCTTCCACCGAAATCATGTCGTCCAGCGGACCTATCGGACGGTAGATCCTCAGTTCTGTGACGTTGTCGTTCGCGGCCTGTAGTGTCAGCATGTTCAGTCGTCCTTCCGTTTGTGGAGGCCATCCACCAAGTGGTAGGCCCGGTTCGGCCAGGAAGCCATCGTCGCCAGCCGTTCGGCTTGATCGACGTCCAGCAATGCCATGGACTCCCTTGCGTATTGTTCGCAGATTTCACCCAGTTCGGCCAGCGAGACAAAACCAGCGCAGCGAGTCAACGGCTTCAGTCGCTCAATCATGCGGGGCACCAACCGCTCGTAGAATCCGGCTAGTTCGCCATTGCTGATCGCGGCGTGTCGAAACTCTTCGCGCTGCACGGCTTGCATCTGCGTGGCCGCAAAGGCCCGCAACTCCTGCATCACCTCGGCCTGGCTGCTGAACGGTCGTCCAGTCTCCGCGTCGGCCATGTTCAGCGGCACGAGGTAGATATCGCCCTGGTCCCCGATTGTGTTGCTGTCCTCGAGTCGCAGCACATCGTTTGCGGAGAGCCAGCCCCACTGGCGACCGATCGCGTAGGCCGCATACCGTTTGTCCAGGGTTGTCCGCAAGATTGCGCGGGTGTTGAATCTGGCGTAGTGCGTTTGCCGTTCCCGCTGCCTGAACGATAACAGTTTGGCCCAGATTTCTTGCTCCCATTTGACGATCCAGGGCAGCAGAGTCTGCTGCAGGTAATCCTTGTTTTGTTCCTCGAGATTTGACCTGACGGAGCTATTTTCCAGGGCCCCGAGTTTGTGCGGTGGCAATTTGAACCACAGGGCCACTTCCTCCCGGTGGTATTTTCGGCTTTCCAGGAATTGCGCCTGTTCGTGCGTCACCGCCGTCGGCAGCCATTCCCAGCCCTCGGGCAGAATGCCGAGGTGTCCAGCGTTTAGGAAACCGCGATGCCGACCGTAGAACAGATCGCGCAATCGCTCGCGGCCCGTCTCCGACAAATCGTCGCGAGTCGGATTCTTGTTCACCAGGACGCCGCTGGGCGTGGCGGAGTTCTGCAGCGTCCGATTGGCGTAACCGATCTGGGCGAGGCCTCCGCCGACGGTTTGCCTGGCCAGGTCGATCCGGGAATAGCCCCAGTGAGGTGTCCCGAGGTCGCGAATATGAAACGCATCCTCGGAGAAAATCACGTCCCGCCGGGGTGTATGGCGGACATACCGGATGCGGCCATCGGCCGGGTCCCGATCGGGATAATAGGTGCCAGGGCCCCAGATTTCAAATGCGATGGGCTGCTCCAGCCTGTTGCGAATGATTTTGGCCAGGCCGTTTCCGTGAATCAGGGCGTGGCTCTGCAGCGTTTCGCGGAACGTCACGGCGTTGACGTCATCACCGGAAAAGAAGTTGAGCAGCCGGTAGGCTGGGTGCGATCTGTCCTTGACGTCGTTGCCTGGCTGCGATTCCAAGATGTCGATTGGCATTGTGGCCATGTCGCCGCTAATCATCGACGTCGCGGCATACACCGGTCCGTCGGTTAGCACCGTCCAGCCATTCACCACCGCGCCGGAATCGGTATCCTCGCCGCCGAACACGTCGATCAGCCACCGCCGCGGATCGCGTACGCCGCTCGTCTCCGCCAGTTCAATCGTCGATTCCACGTCCATCAGGCGAATATCTCTTCTTCCAGCAGGCTTCGGCGAGGTTTGGGCAGCGTCATCAATAGCCGATAAGCCATCAGGCAAGCCACGGCTGCATCTATCTTATACTCCGGACTGAGGCCTTTTTCTGGCATCCACTCGTCTTTCGAGTTTCTGCAAAAGCTCAAGTTGCGAAATTGCCAGGCCATACAGAGCGACTTGTCTGGTCGGAGCGTTCCCGCGCGGAACCGAGCGACTAGCGACCGGCAGGCCTCATTGTAGTTGGCTGGCGTCTGAACGAACTTCACCAGGGCCTCGTCGCCGAGCTGCCGCTGAAGCTGCTGTGCCATCTGCGCCGCGAAGTGTGGGTCAAATGACCAGCGAAACACGTTGTGGTTCAACGAGGCCTCGGCGATATCGGCTTCGAATATCGAGAAATCTACCTGGTTTCCCGGATGCACTGATAGTTCACCCGATTCGATAAACAGCTGTGTTGCGGAGGCCAGCGGCTTGGCCCGCTGCTCGCAAGTGTAGCTGTGCGAGTACAGGCAGAGCTTGTCCTCGTCGTCCAACCAGGCAAGGGCCCATGCCGCGAAGTCGTCGTTCCTGCCGACGTCGAAGCCGCCCACGACGCCACTTGACGGAATCGTGACGTCAGCCGCCAGGGACTGCCAACGGGCCGGCTCAATGGGCTGGACAACTGACGAAACACGCCGATTGAAGAGAAACCGCAGGACTTTGTTGCGTTCGATCGGGTTATCGGCGGCCTCGCTGGTGAGCTGCCGGACGTAGTGCGGCAGCGGTGTTGTGGGGTAGTTCGGGTTGGCTTTGATCACCAGTTTTTCGAATTCCGGAGATCCGATCGGCACCGCGAATGGGTCGTCCCCTTCGTCAAGCGATGCGATAAACGCAAAGACGTAATCCTTGTCGAACTGCCGCGAGTCGACGGACTCGAGCGCCCGGACAGCCTGCTCCTTGATCCCATGCAGCAGCACCGATTTGTCGTCTCCTTCCGTTGTAAAGAACCACACAATCTCTTGTTTTCTTGATCCTCCCGCAGTGGTCATCCGTTCGTAAAACCCATGGTGGTGTTTTTGCCAGGCGTGCAGTTCGTCCAAAATGGCGGCGGACAAATCGAATCCGTCCGATGTGTTTGAGTCCGAACCGATTGGATAAATCGCCGAGTCCGGCTGCAGCATGTCGCCCTGGTGCACGACGAGGGCCTTCATGCCGACCTGTATCCTGTCGCGCAACACGGGTGAACTGCTGACCATCCGGCAGCACTGTTTGAATGTCGTCTTGCGCACCTGATCTTCCTTCGTCGCCGCCAGATAAACCTCAGCGCCAGGGTCGGTCGGCTCATCGCAGAGTGCATGGCGTAGCGCAACGCCAGCAGCGAACTCAGACTTGCCCCATTTGCGTGCGACCATCACCAACGCTCGCGAAAAGCGCCGCGTCCCCGTCTGTTTCTTCCGCCAGCCCCAGACCATGGAAGCGACAAATATCTGCGACGGGCTCAGTGTAAACGGCTGTCCAGCAAACGACCCCTTCGAATGTCGCAGAGCGACGGGGAAAAAACCGCAAGCCCTGGCGGCCGCGTATTTGTCCCACACCAGCCCCCGTTCCTGTTGATGGTCGAGGTCGTCAAGATGCCGGCGGACGGCAAGTTTCACATACCGGCAACTTGGAATCACATCGTCGACCACGCCGTCACAATAACGCCGTAGCTCCCGCTCGTAATGCGCGAGGTTCATCCCGAGTCGCCGGTGAACAGACTCAATACGTCCGCTGATTGTTGATCCCCGCTCGGCGACTTCAACCGCGCGCGAGATACAGGACACAATCCAAACTCCAGTGACAGGCGGAAGAATTTATCCCACGCGTGCGCGGCCGAAATCATCGTTTCTCTATCAGATGACCGCGACAACTTGCGATCGAATCGGCGCCACAACGACCACCACCGGCACAACCCATGCAGCAGTTGGGAATCGATCGCCGCGAGAATGTTCGGCGGCGTGTTCTCAATCACCACCTTCCAGCACCGCTTACCCTCAGCATCCAGCGAACGCGGCATCTGCGGCTTTCCACTGTACAAAACATCACTACGGTCACCATGCCTTGCGTTGATGTACCTCCCCGCCCGTTTCAAAGCCGCCGTCGGTTTTGGCTTTCTCCCTCGCATCTCTTCTTTCTCGGCTTCAGCCTCGCCGCCCACCATTGAAAAAAGTTATTTGCGCAAAAAAACACGCACGTGCGGCCAGCGTTCGACGGCCGCGTACATTTCTGAAGCGACATGCCCCATCCGCTTTTGTTTGTCCTCACGCTATTTTTTTTTGGCGTTGCAGGAACGACACAGAGGCTGCCAATTGTTTCGGTCCCAGAATAATCGCGGATCACAGCGGTGATTGGTGATGTGGTCGACGACGCCGTTTGGTCCGATCACGGATGTTAGCTTACCTGATTGTAGACAGTTGATGCACAATGGATGCTCAGCGCGATAGCGTTGGCTGGCCTGTTTCCAGCGGTGGGACTTGTAGAGCGCGGCGAGTTGTTGTCGCGTCAGGGTCTCCGATGCGGCGGTTTGATCGGCGCGAAATGTTTGCGGTCGATTAGGCATAGCACGCGATGGTAGCTGACAGGTTATGTACGTCTGAATCACCGGTCGCTTGAATTGCCAAGCGGTAGATCGTATCGGCCACGAAACCTGATACGTCGCACAGGCCGAGGTGATTGGCAAATCCGGTATTTGTGATCGTCAGGTCGGAGGTATCGAGTTCGGTGACAGCAAATGCGGTCAATGCGTCGCCGCTGGCCAGCAGCAAGGAGAGGTCAATGGCAAGCGTCAGTTCGTCGGCCGGTGTGACGACGACAACATTTGTGTTCGATCCGTCCGATGCGAAGAAGATTCGCTTGGACTGCCGGACCACGTCGATTACTGCTGGTGCGACGTAGATGTCAGTCGGTGGAAAGGTAATCCTTTTCCCGGCTGCAACCGCAGACATTTCGAGAAGGTACACAGCACGCGGCAGGTTTTTTGTTTGTGCGCCGACAAATGGGATGACGACATCCCCCAGGTTCCAATCGGCACTTGGGTGATCTGGATCGCAGGTGTACGGGCCGCAGAGCAACGTCGGTGATGCCCCCTTGGAGGTCACGGCGGCCGAGATTTCCTCCACGTCGGACAGATCGTAGGGCAACAGCGATCGCTCGAGTTTGACGAGCAAATCGATATCGTGTCCACCGGGCAGCCTCAGCACGGCTTATTCCTTACTTTCCATTAAATGGTAATGATAACGATACGATCGATGGTGTCACCAGCAACGATCTCGATCATGGGCAGTCTCCGATAGACAGCGATTCTACCGCCACAATGGATAGACTCTCTGCTGCCGAAATCGTCAAGTGACCGCTACAACTTGCTGGGATGCTTGTGTAAACCGCTTGAGCAATATCCTTTTCGGTCGCGATTCCGACTGAATGGATAACATCGATGTGAATGGCGGAGGCGACGTCGTGCTCCGAGGCGATCCCGACAGCCAGCTCGCCACCGAGGGAGACCTGGCTGGCAAGATCGTTTTCGGTCGTGATTCCGACGACCAGGTGGACATCAACGTGGATCGTCGCGGCGGCGTCATGCTCCGTCGCTACGCCGACAGTCAGCTCACCACCGAGGGAGACCTGGCTGGCAATATCGTTCTCAACCGCGATTCCG